GCTTATATTAGCGGTGTGACCCAGATATTAGGCACACAATCATTTGAAAAGGGTGATGAAAATATTGAAATTGATGTTACTGATTATATAAATCAAAGAATATTCGGTACTGGCTATACTGGCACAACGGCATATTCTGGTGATTCTTTTGGTATTGGTATTAAGTTTCCAGATAGTTATGAAACACTTGAAACTGAATTCAGACAAGCAGTTGCATTTTTTGCAAAGCATACAAATACATTTTATGAACCATTCATCGAAACAATAATTGATGATACTATTACTGATGATAGAAATTATTTCTATCTCGATAAAGATAATGATTTATATTTATATGTTAATGTAGGTGGTTTCCAACAAAATATAACAGTAAATAAAGTTGACATATTTGACTATCAAGATAATTTAGTGGCTACTCTTAGTGGTAATTCAATTATTAATGTAAGTAAAGGCATTTATAAAATCACTTTAAATGTTGATTCTCAGACATATCCAGATGCTGTTTTATTTAGGGACGTATGGGATGTAACTATTAACGGTAAGAATTTTACGTATGATGCTGAATTTTACTTGATATCTCAAGATAAATATTATACCTTTGATCAATCAAACCAGATTAATTTTCAAAATTATTTCTTTTATTTCTGGGGAATTGGTGAAAAAGAAAACGTTACTGCGGGTGTTACAAAAAAAATTAAATTAACTATCAGAGAACTCTATGCAAATCAAAATAATTTCTTACCTTTGGACATTGAATACAGGTTATTCACAACAGTAGGAAAAAAATATGAAATCAATATTATACCATTTACACCAGTGAATAGAACAAATGCAGGATATGAGTTTAATCTCGATACGTCATGGTTGATTCCGCAGGACTATTACCTTCAGATCAGAATGAAAAATGGTAACTATTATGAAAACAAACAAACCCTTTCATTCACAGTTGTATCTAATGGTTTCTTAAAACCATAAAATTTTATCATTTTCTATAAAAAATCTTATTTTTATTTAGACTAAATAAAAAAAGTCTTGTATTTATGAGAAATGAAGGCTATATTTGTAGCACAATTTTTATAATTGAAAAATAACTTTACTGTAAATTAAATTAAAATGGAAAACACAAATGAAAAGACAAACCCACAAGGTGGAGATTTGTCACAATTGAGAAAAGAGTTTGATGATTTTAAGAACAAACAAAATCAAAAAAAACGCAAAACATCAGAGGAAATCTTAGCGAAATTTTTCGTTCCCCGTAAAAACAAAGAGATTTTCAGAATCCTCCCCCCAAAACAAGGTAAGAAATACATTGAAGAAGCATTCTTCCATGTTGCACCTACCAACGCTTCTGGCGGAAAAAAGAAACACGGCACAGTTATCTACTGTCCTGCTCACAATGACGTTAAAGTTCAGAAAGTGGCAAATGGAAAGCCAGTATTTGACACAAACGGTCAACCTCTTATGATTCCTGCTCCATGCCCATTATGCGACAAAGCAAAGAAATTACTTGCACAGCAAAACCCATCATTAAAGGGTAGAAAGAAAGAAACTCTGAACGCAGACGAATTAGTAATCTACGAAAAAAACAGAGCAATCTTTACAGAAGCCAACAAATGGGAAGCAAAGAAATTCTATATTGTTCGTGGTATTGATAAAGGTGCTGAAAAAGACGGTGTTAAATTTTGGAGATTTAAACACAACTTCAAAAATCAGGGTACACTTGATAAACTCCTTCCTATTCTTAGAGAATACACAGAGATTAATCAGGCAGACTTTGCAGACCCAAAAAACGGTACTGACTTAAGTATCACCATGTCTGACAGTGAATTCAATGGTCATGTTTACAAGCAGATTTCTGCAATTACTTTCCGTGGTAAATCATTGCTTCATGGTGACAATCTTGTTATGCAAGAATGGCTTGAAGACAGCATCAATTGGAGAGAAGTATTCAAACCAAAACAAGCACCGGGTATGCCACCTTACGAGTTTCTTGAATCTGTGGCAAACGGTACTAACCCTTATTGGGATGATACTGATTCAAACAACAAACATTGGGTGTTCCCGGGTCGTCCTGACTTGGAAGAAGCAGCCAATACTCGTACCCGTAATCTCGATGCAGATGAAGATGCAGCATTCGAACAGGCATCTGATTTGATCGATGAAGAATATCCAAGGGTTACGATTAGTAACATTACACCTGACAAAGTTGGCGAATACAAAGACGATGCAGTGAATGTTGGACAGTCAGCATTACAAAATGCTCCAGCACAAGCACCAGTTGTTAATGTGACTTCAGGTGCTCCAGTAGCTGACACAAACAAGAGCAATGAAAGTGAAAACGATAATCACGAGTATGATGATCTTCCTTTCTAAAAATTACTAAAACAAAATAAGGGGGAAATGAAAGTTTCCCCTTTATTATCTTATTAACAATTTTAATTAAAATGGCAAAAGAATTAGTACATTTATCAGAAGAAAGTAGTGTTCCTGATAATAATAAAACAAGGAAACCTGTAGCCAAGAAAACATTTTCATTGGATAATTATAAGAAAAAAATTGGAGCAGAAAAAGTTCCCTCTAAACCACTTATTTGGATTCCGATTGATGATGCACTCCAAGAAGCGACTGGCATGCCCGGTGTGCCAAAGGGATACGTAACACTATTTCGTGGATATTCCAATACTGGTAAATCAACAGCATTAATGCGTTCAATAGTTAATGCACAAAAAATGGGAGTATTACCAATTATAATTGATACTGAAAACAACATTGATGAAGGTAATGAAAGATTAACTCTTATGGGTTTTGACTGGAATGGTGATTATATTTTGGTTAAGAATAAATTTCTTCTTGAAAACTTTGATAAAGCAGAAAAAAAAGAGAGAAAAGAAGCAGCTATTGAAGATATGGCGAAAGGTGTTTATTATTTCATTGACCAGCAAGCAGCAGGTAATTTACCGTTTGACTTGTATTTTGCAATAGATTCTATTGGTACATTAAATTGTATCAAGACAATCAATGCACTTGAAAAGAATGATAGTGATAATAATATGTGGAATGCTGGTGCTTATGAGAAAGCATTTATGTCCATATTGAATAATACAATACCCAATAGTCGAAGAACTGATAGTCTATACACAAATACAATTGGTGCTGTTCAGAAAATTTGGTACGATTCAATGAATAAAGTTGTTAAACATAAAGGCGGTGAAACTTGGTTCTTTGGAGCAAGACTTATTTATAATTTTGGTGGTATTATTACACACGGAACTGAAAGATTAACTGCAGCATGTAAAAGTAGAGACGTTAATTTTGGGTTTAGAAATAAAGTTAATATTGCTAAGAATCATATTGATGGTGAAAAGGGTGGTATTTCATTAGAAGGAAAGATAGGTTCAACACCACATGGATTTATATATGGTGATGATGCAAGTGTTGCAGAATATAAAAAGAAAAACATACTTCACTTCCGAAATATTTTTGAAGATGATACTATTACTGCTGATGATATAACTATCAAAGCCAAACCAATGGATGCAGAAGGAAATGTTATTAGTGATGATAATGATCTTATTCAAAAAGCAGAAGTAACAAATATTACTGAAGAATGAAAACAAGAACGTTAGTAGTTGATGCGTCTTATCTTTTACAGCGTTCATATCATGGAGCGAAAGATACATATACTCCCAATTTTGGACACATTGGGGGTTTGTATCAGTTCCTTACAACTGTCCGTATGCTTATTAAAGCACACATGATTAATAAAGTAATACTTGCATGGGATGGAGAAGGCGGTGGGATTTATCGTCACCGTATTGATAATGCCTATAAAGAAAATCGTAAAACCAAAGAATGGCATAAAAAAATTGAAATGACTGCTGCTGAAATTCGCAGAGAAAGAGAAAAAGAACAGTCAGTATTAAAACAAAGAATGAGAATACAAGAATATGCTGAAGAATTATTTCTCAGACAAATCGAAATGGATGATGTCGAAGCAGATGACCTCATTGCAGCATATTGTATACAACATAATAACAAAGAAGAACTTTTTGTTTATTCAAACGACAGGGATTTTGCACAATTATTGGATTTAAATATAACAATCATATTTCCAAACATTGATCAGCCAGTAACTAAAAATAATTATATAATG